AGCTCGGTCTTCCGGCGTCATGCCGCTGTTCCATTCAGTCACTCCCAAGAGTTTCTGCGCCAAAGTGTCATTCGTTATCTCCCGGCGCGGCCCGATCATGGGAGTTCTGAATGACTCGACTTTGTAGCCTTCACGCTCGACGGTTTCTGAGCCTATACGCGGGTTGACATAAGGCGCAAGGCGGCGTTTGCCTTCCTGGAACTCGAAGCTCACCGTTTCTGTCGGGAACGTTACGACGTTATTGAAATAGCGTGTTTTGAAAAGCGTGCGAAGCGGCAGTGTCCGTCTGATAACGCCCCGCATCGTCTTTGGATTGTAATAATCTTGATTCATTTTCTACCTCCTACCATTTGTTTGACTTACGCAGGAAGATCATCTGGCGGCGCAAAGCTTCCCGCGCGATTTCCACCTGTTCCGCATGGTCGTCGTCTTCGGTCGCCCACGGGAAAATGACAGCGTTTTCGTTGAAATCTCCCTCGAAGTAAACCGCTATATCCGCATGTTCGCCTGCGGGTATTGTTATCGTGTCGGCAAGAATACCGAAAGTATTGCCTTGAACACTCAACCCCGCAACCGTACAGGCTACGAATACTCTTTCGGCGCTTATTTCTCCAACCATCAGGAGAGTTCCGCGCTTCAATTCGGCGTCAGCGCTTACGCGCACCTTTACGATGTCGGTGTGTTTCACGCCTCCGGGGCCGGCTATCAGGAAATCCGGCGGCGGAACCACAGGCCCCGGAGTTATTAAATCCAACGTTACAGGATTACTCACTTTTTATACCCCCTCAGATTATTGATCTCTTCCGCGATCTTGTTTTGAACTTCATCTTCCCGCTCCTTTGCCGTCGAGCCTCCAGTATTCGGCTGCAACGCGGCGTTTATTTCTGAGGCGTCCTGTTTGCGAGCCTCAAGCGCCTCCGCGTTTTTACTGGCCTGCAATAGTTCAATCGCAATATCGCGCGCGTCTTTCGGCTCATCATATTTCGCTTTAGCGATAATCGCGTCGCGACCAACCCCCATTAAGCTGTCCAAAGCTTTCAGGCGTTCACGTTCAGCCTGTACGCCTATCTCTTTGCCTGCCTTTATTCCGGCTTCGGCTTCAGTTTCGCGTATCTCCGCAACAAGCGCCGGATACGCCTTTTCCAAATCTGTTACGTTCTTGATGTCCAATATTGATTCCTCCTTTGTTTTTATCGTGTTCTGCGGGATTCGCGCAGATATTACTGCTTCTCTCCCCGGCTCCGTTAAAATGAGCCGGACTTTTTGCGCCGCCGCCGGCATTTTTGCCGCAAGCTCACGGCTGAACCGGGCCTCACCGACCGCTGTTTTCCACGTCACGTCACCCTCGTTAAGACTCCGGGCGCAGGCCGATATTTCTATAGGCGCGTCCGTTTCATCGCAAAAGCCCAGAGATAGTGCTTCATCAGCGCTCATCCACGTTTCTTCGTCCATCATGGATTTAATTTGCTCATAATCAAGCTCTGTCCTCGCTATATACACCGCCGCAATAGTATCGCGAACTTTATCCAACATCTCGACTGTCTTGAGCAACTCACTTGATTCACCCCACGCGAAAGTCCACGGGTTGTGAATCATCATTAGCGCATTTGTCGGCATGATGATTTTGTCCCCGGCCATTGCTACCACGCTCGCCGCGCTGGCGGCAATACCGTCTATCCGCACAATCTTTTGAGCTTTATGGGTACGCAGGTAGTTATACATGGCTTGAGCTTCCCATACGTCGCCGCCTGTGCTGTTGATACGTAATGATATGGACGTAATATCACCCAAATCCTTGATAGCTCTAACGAAATCCTTAGCGGATTTTCCCCAGTATTTACCAATATCGTCATAAAGCAATATTTCGGCTTCGGTCTCACTCTTCGCGTTTACCTGCCACATCATTTTGGTCATCTGTATTCAATCCCTCCGTATCCTTCTGAATATTGTCGCTGAACCCAGCTTCCTTTCTCATCCGCTCCTCCTTCACTCTTTGCCGGTGATTCAATTCCCAGTCTCCGCCGGTCAGCTCAGATGTCTCGCGTTGGCGCGTTGAAAATCCGTTGTTCACTCTCGCTTCCGCCGCTTTGACTTCTTTCCAGGGGTCGAGCTGCCCCTGCGTCGGCCCGTTCCACTCCGCCCAAGAATAGGCATAAGCGCGCATCGGGTCGTCAAAAAATCCCGACGCTGGTATTCGCCCTTTTAAAACAGCCTCGCACAGCCACTCAAAATAAATAGGCTGACAAAAGTTCACAGCCCACCAATTACGCCAATAGAAAAAAAGCTTCCAAGCTTCCAATAACGCCCCTCTGCTTGCTGAGTACGATGACATAAAACTTAGAAAAAGTAATTCTGCCGGAATTCCAAGCGCCGCGCCTATTTGCCGTGTCAAGGACATTACAAAGGCATCAAATGCCTGATTGGGGCGGTTCGGTGAAAGTGATGCAGGCTCGACTCCCGGAGGCAAGTCTATTACTCCCCCGTACATCTGTTCCTTGAGGTTTAAATCCTCTAATCCCGGCGGCGCTCCGGTACCGTCGTTTGTCGCGTAATTTTCCTCGCCCTCTTCTAATTCGTCTTTGTCATGCTTGAAAAATATCGCGTACATGCCTCCGACAACTGCCGCCATCAGTTCCGCATCCGTGTAGCGACTGAGTTGTTTCAGCGTCTCGATGACCGGCGCAAGGAACGGCACGCCCCTGTACTGACCAATCCTTTCCAACGGCAAAATATGAAGGATATTTCGCCGCCCTGTTTGTTTTCCGAACGCTGGGACAGAGATATATTGCAGCCGCGGCTGTCCGGCCTGTTCCGCTAAAGGGTGGCGGTTCGCGATATGGTATGCGACCGGAGTGCCGTTATCATCCAACTCGACGCCGCCGTCAATGATTTTTCCCTGCGGCCTTGGAGACGGAACACAGAGCCGGTCTCCCTCAATTAACGCCACACGCAAGTCATATAAAACGCCCGGCAGCGGGTGAATGGGCATCATAACTATGGCATCGCCGTTAATTAAAACTGAGCGGAAACATAGATTTTGTAGTTCGTAAAAATTCATTTGTCGGGTAACGTCGCAATCTTTAGACTCCGCCCATAAACAAAATTCCTGTTCGGTGTTACGTTCCCATTCCGCAGCCTCATCTTCCCCCATGCCCAGATACTCCGCCGCAATACGGCAACTCAACGTTAGGCCCGGCCCTATAGAATTCAGAACGACACGCTCAATGGCGCCGCGCCCTAATGGCGCTCCGCCGGCGTAAAGATCGCGGGAGCGTTCCCTTATAAGCTCCAGATTTTCTGTTATGTCTTCGCTTGGGGATTTGCTGCTCGAATTCCATAGCGCTGTGGAGGATTTTGTTCTGCTGGCTCCGTGGTTAGAATACCCGGAGTTTTTTATTGTCCGCACAAACTCCAACTTGGCTCTCCATTCCTCACGTTTCGCCGCCCACTTTGGCGACAGGGCCTCAATGGCCCTATCCAAAAATTTCACAAATATATCACCACCTCAATAAAAAAAGCCGCCCTGTTATAAGTCAGGCGGCTCGGTTGTTTGTTCCCTTGTGATTCAGCTTTCGCGGCGGTGATCAACCCGTCGCGCCCGACCTGCTATTCTTTAAAAACAGACGACTTGCTCGTACTAAGACATAATTACCGCCAAAGCATAGGAGCAAGCCATATCGAAATTAAAAAAGCGAGACTAAGCCCGCTCTTCGCACTCTTTTATCAAACCCGATACGTCGCGTTAAAATGTATCTGCGACCCAATCTCCATGCTGCTATAAAAATTTACTCGAACTTGCCCGGTTGCTGCCTCAATGCGAACATTGCACTGGAAGTTATTTTGGGTGATCGCCGGAACATACATATCGTGTGGCGGTCTGTTTGCCGCTGTCCCGATTGTAAACATAAGTGATCCGTTTGTTGGCGTAATGTTAAAACTTGCCCGTGAAACAAGTGTCACCTCGTTGAACTGGTTTTTGAAGATTTGACTGTTGTTGCTTGTCACGCCTGTCGCCATCGTTAAAGAACCAGCCGACGACGAGCCTTGTGTAGCGTACCGCCGCCATATTTCCCATATATTGCCCGGAGCGGCGGGAATGTTCCAACGAGTCCGCTGATACATGCTATTAGACAAGCCGAGCAATAACTGCGTAACATGGTCTGTCCCGTTCACGGTGAACACTATTAATGTCGCTGCCGATACCCTCGGTACGTTGCTTTGACCCATGGGACTCCAATCATCCGGCCAGCCATTTGCCGACGTCCCGCTTTCGCCGGGATGAAGAGTGTATATCCCCGGCTGGACATAATTGTTTAAATTCCAACCCAGATCAGGTGTCTCGTTGTGGTTGTATGTGAACGGGAAGGGCAACGCAGGCAGAGGAGCGTTTGTCACTGTGGGGAATTCTACAGTGGCTGTTATGTCCTTCCAAGCTGTCCAAGTCGTGTTCTGCAATGCCCGATGATAAATGCGCCCGTTGTTGTGAAATAGCGTTTGCGTTCCC